CGAGGACGTTACTTACAATCGCATTCGTGCCTATTAGGCTGGGGACAGTAAGGTTACCCGTCATCGTATCCCCATCGATGGAGACAGATTCGGTGTCGGCGGCTGTTTGAGCCTGCTCAGCTATATCGTCAAGAGCTGCCGCAACCACGCGCAAGGCGATAACAGACCCAGAACTCCAGTTCTGTGCCGATGTCCCGTCTTGACCGCGCACGACAGTAAAGGTGTTAGAAGAAACACCCGTAACCTTAACGATCTCCGACGCAGAACCCTCGCCAATAGAGGCGTAGAAGTAATCTCCAGATCCGAGCGTAGGAAAGCTACTCGATGATGTTACCGAGATCGATGTCGCGGTATTCGACAAGCTGCTGGCTAACGTGGAGCTAGCCAGGTTAGCGAACTTAACAGCCATGGCTTACCCTTTTAAATCAATGCTTAGGAGGCGGTCACTGTCCAAGTGATCGTTAGAGCGTCCGATGTGCCCTTTGAAATCGAACCAAATACAGTCCGACAGAGCATCGTGCCGCTTGAGCTAGCATTGAAAATCGCAGCCTCTGTAATTACAGCCGCGCTTGAGGGTGTACCCGCAGGGAAGGTCGCAACGTAAACCACGTCATTGTTGTTGACTGTGGTGCTGGTCAAAGAAACACGAGCTGACTCTGATCCGAGTGCCGTGTTACCAGCCGCCGCCGCAGTGCTATCCGTACCAATAGCCATGTGAGACATAACAGAAGTAGTAGCGTCCTTCATGCGAGAAGCGACGTAACCCTTACCTGAGGTCACAACAAGGTTCTTAACACGCTCGCGTTGCTTGACGGTGCCGTCTTGAGCAGTGACAACTATCTCGAGTTGCCCTTTGAGTTTCAGATCGTCTTGGATCATGGTTATCTCCAGTTAATCAGCATTAAGCAGTACGAACCCGAGTAACCCTTTATTGAGTTCCGCGCTCGCGACCAGTGGCTGGACATCAATTACTTCGCCCATGCTCACACCGTCCGAAATGCCTTTCCGTGGAGACAGTGATGTTGTGTCAGTTACAGCAAAAGAATCGGTCTCGGCTCTTGACACTGAGAAAGCCTGAGATTCAGTGGTGATTATATTATCTGAGGTCGCTTTATTAAAGCTAAACGTTGCCAACTCTGTTGCTGTAAACGAGTCGGACGCTGCCTTCGCAACCGCCAGCGTGGAGCTTTCCGTTATGGATGCGCTGTCGGCTAGTCCTTTACCGGTCAACATTGCATGACTGTCGCCGAAGCTAAAGGCATCGGACGCGGGTTTGTTGACCGCCATCGCTGGCGAATCAGTTATTGTCATGCTGTCAGCCAGTATCTTGGCGAACGTAAACGCATGTACGTCCTGCAACGTGTAGACGTTTGTCTTTCCTGCTGCTGCCAGCTTGTCTATCTGGTTGAAGTCATCCAGCGTGAACGTATCCTGAAGCGCTTTCGAGAACGCGACAGCATGATCTTCAGACATCGGGAAGCTGTCGGTGGGCGATCCTGATACATTCGTTAGCCCATCGCCAAACGTGTACACAAAGTTGAATGGGTTCCTTGTGATGGTCAGAGACTGAGCCATCGCGAAGGTGTCTGTGAGCGTTTTGCCCACAGTAAATTCTGCGTCTTCAGCTAGCGAGTAAGAGTCAGCAAGTGCTTTCTCGATATCGAAATCGGGGTCATCAGAGAAGCTGAGCGTATCGGTCTGTGCGCTATCAACAGACATAGCCTGGGAATCAGCAAATGAGTAGCTGTCACTAGCTGACTTGGCTACCTGTAATGCTTGACTATCGGCAAATGCAAACTGGTGATCGAAGTCTCGGTTGAAATGCGCTGCCAAGTGAATCGATTCAATAATCGTGGCGCTGTCCGCAAGGCTCTTCGAGAAGTCAAACGTAATCGTTTGAGACATCGTGTATGTGTCAGATATGCCTTTGCTGACACCAAATGCCTGAGAGTCGCCAAACCCAAAGCTGTCTGCTGCACTCTTGGCAACATCAAACGCCTGTGAATCCACAAAGCTGTAGGCATCATCGAACGATCGATTGAAGTGCATCGCCAGATGAATAGATTCAGAGACGTTTACATCGTCGCTAGCAACCTTGTTGACGGTAAACGATTGCGCGTCGGTAAACGGAAGCGCATCAACCACACCTTTGTTGAAGGCAAAGACCGGAGCATCTGATACCTGAACCAGATCGGTGTATGAAGGCTGGATCTCGAGCGCGTGAGATTCACCCATCCCGAAGCTGTCGGTCAGGAAGTAAACAGTGCGCTCTGGATTAACGTGAACGTCGTGCAGGAACAAGCTGCGCCAGTTAGGTGACGCATACAGGTTCCGATACGTGATATCAGTGTGCAGCTCTCTGTGAGCTACCTGCGCGACAAGCTCCCGATCAACTACGATCGCGGCAAACTTACGCTGTGTCGCGGTTACATGAAGTCTTCGACTTGAAGCACTAGCGACCAGCCGTCGGAACTTAACCTCGGCAAAGATCGCCATCTAATTACCCAAACTGGCTGCGGACTTTGAACTTAATCAGGTCAACAACGGTCTGTGTACGAGAGCCAGAATCTGTAAATTCGATCTCGCCCTCGAGGACGCCAGTGGTGTCGAGGGTATCGCTGTCAAAGACAAAAACGACTTTGCCTGCTGCGGCATCAGTCACGGTTCCCAGAATGGTATCGATCAGCGTTGTCTGTCCTACCTGTCTAACGCGCATACGTACTGAGCCGTTTGTGAGGTCCAGCGCTGCGAAAGTACTAGGATCATCTGGGTCTAACGTTAGCCCAGTGCCCGCTGTATTCGAGTCTTTGAGAGTGATCTCGATCTCAGGAAGCTGGTCACCTTGGACCAAATCTATCGTGGTTATGTAAGCCATTAGATAAACGCCCTTGGTTTGCAGGTGAGCGTACCGCCACTAAAGCCGTACTTGACCTGTCTGATTGTGCGACCGACATCACGCTCGTATAGGGTGCGATTAGCCTGAGCTGCGCCTCCGTCAGCAAAGGGCTGACCCGCCATCATCTGCAACCTGAACAAAGCACCGTGAACGATGGTCTCTCGGTATTCCTTACCAATCGTGTCAGGTATTGATGTGCTGGTTGACGTTGGCTTGACGCTATACAGGATCCTGAACGAATCGTTCTTTTCAGGGATCGGAGCAAGGTAGAAGTCGGTATTGTCACGCTGCGCGTAGTACCGGGGGTTACCTTTCTCTGTCTCGTCACCAAGCCTCCGCAGCAACTCGTTGTAGCTGACAGGCTTCAATGCGGTCTTGTTGTCAAAAATATCGATGATGTGATTAAGCTCAGTGCCTGTCGGCAGTGTCACTGCGTACTCGTTCACGCCGCCAATAATGGTGATGAACTCAGGCTCTGGGATGTACACATCTGTTCGATGACAGAAATCAATGGCGGCATCCCGTACCGCTCTCTCAATGAGGAAGTCCGGGGCACCGCCGCACTCCGGCTTCACATGTACGGTGAAGTCAGAGTATTTCATTACATTCTCCCAGCGTTGCGATCAGGAGTGTTTGGCATCGGAGTTACAGCCGCATCGGCATTGGTCTTAACACCAAGCGCGTTAGCGAACGATTGATAGTGCATCATCGAACGCTCGGCGTTACCAGCGAACTCAGAGTCCTTCTGGTATGCACGATAGAGTATGTAATCCAGTATGCAATTCGCATACACGTCATCCAAACTAATCGTCGTGGTATCGGTAGAAAAATTGGTAATAGCGATATCAGACGGTGCTGAGCTGTACACAATCTCAAGGGAGTGTGTGCCGCTGGTTGCTTTTGGATACACGTAAAAGTGCTTTGGATCCGCAGGATCGTAAATGTAGTGCTCGATCTTGTTGGTTCCAGCCGCAGTCTCGTGCCAGTTAGGAAGGGTCTCGTCGAGGATCTTGCGATCCACCTGCGTTACTGCTCTTCCGCTTACGTTGCGAACAATCTCAATCAGGCGCAATGCAGCCGCTGGCAGTGTCTGCTTGCTGCCGTTGCCGCATGAAAACGACTCATTCACCATCTTCGCATCGGGGCGGTGCAGGACCACTTCCTTCTGAGCGTCATTGAAGAACTTCAATAGCTCTGCGTTAGGGAACCGAACGTTTGTGCTGTCCTGAAGGATGATTGAAGCGCGGTCTAGGATGTCTACTACCTTAGTCGATGCCATCTTCAGTCTCCCACTCAATGACTTCAAAATCAGGGTTGTTTTCCCAGCCGGGAAGCGGACCAAACGT